GTCAGTAGCTGAACAGGAGGGACAGCTGATAGAAACAGAAGCCACTGGAGCACCTCAAAAACACGATCATACACTAAATCAGTAAGTTGGCAGCATCACCTTTTGTCTCTATGTTGATATAACCGTTTGTACTTATAAACCTGGAGGCATCGTGGAAAAAATAAAGAAACTATTTAGTAGTAAATACGCAGTCATACGTCGTGATGACCTGTCAGTTATAGTCGAAATGGATTACTTCCCTGAAACCAAAAAATCAATGATGTATCGTAATGGTCGAAAGGCAATTTTTTTACCGATGAGGGTAAGTGACATTATGGGAAATGATAAACTGCTGGATGAATTGCGAGTCAGAGCATCCTGTTAGTATTGGCATTAATTCTGGTATACTACATAACGGGCTGAACACCCATTCTACTGCGCCAGCGGAGAACTACGATGGCGCATATACAACTGATCAAACAAACCTCTTCCGGATTACTTCTCCCGGCGACGCCGGAGAGTTGCGATTTTCTGCATCAAATCAAAACAGGTGAGTGGATACACGCAGACTTTAAGCGTGTGCGTAACTACGCATTCCACAAGCGTTTTTTCAAACTCCTGCAACTGGGATTCGATTACTGGACTCCGGTCGGTGGGGCGATCACGCCTCGCGAACGAGAACTGCTGTCTGGTTTCGTTGATTACCTGTGCGAATCAGTAGGTCGGGAACATACGCCAGCTCTGAGCGAAGCCGCAGAGCAATATCTGAATACAGTTGCGACACGCAGAACCCGGGATACGGCATTGCTAAAGTCGTTTGAGGCTTTTCGCGAGTGGGTAACCATTCAGGCTGGATTTTACACCGAACATTTTTATCCGGACGGTAGCCGCGGGCGTCGGGCAAAATCCATCGCTTTTGCGAATATGGACGAAACCGAGTTTCAGCAGGTTTATAAATCTGTTCTGAATGTGCTGTGGAACTGGATTCTGTTCCGTAAATTTTCCTCTCCGGAACAAGTCGAAAATGTGGCCGCGCAGCTGCTGGAGTTTGCGTAATGGTGGATTTACGTAAAGCGGCGCGGGGGCAGATGTGCACCGTCAGAATTCCTGGCTACTGCAATCACGATCCGGAAACGTCTGTGCTGGCGCATTACCGACTGGCGGGAACGTGCGGAACAGCGATAAAGCCACACGATATGCAGGCAGCGATTGCCTGTAGCTCGTGCCACGATTTAATCGACGGGCGGGTAAAAACCAGCGATTACACCAAAGAAGAATTACGCCTGATGCATGCAGAAGGTGTTTTTCGCACACAAGAAATCTGGAGAAAGGAGGGATATTTATGATTTACCCAACGAATACAGGAAAAAGCGGAGAACACCTTCGTCTCACCACGCTGGAAAGTGTCTGGATTCAGGGAAAACTACGTATGTGGGGGCGCTGGTCGTATATTGGTGGCGGTAAGACGGGGAATATGTTTAACCTGATGTTGACCTCTAAAAAGCTGACAAAAACGGCAATTAACGAGGCGCTCCGGAGGATGAAAAAAGCAGGTCTGAACAAGTCTGAACTTGAGGCTTTTTTGCGGGATATGATTAACGGTAAGCAAAAGAGCTGGCTGGCGCATTGTACTGATGCAGAGGCGTTATGTATTGATCGGGTCATAAGTGAGGTGCTGGCAGAGCATCCAGGATTGATTAGCGTCCTTCGGCAACGGTATGAGGGGCGGGGGATGACCAAACGCAAAATGGCTGAACTGCTGAATGATGCACACCCGAAATGGAGTTTAAGAACCTGTGAAAGACGCATTGAGCATTGGCTAAAGGTGGCAGAATTTATTTTGTACAAACCAATGGTTATGGCTTTTGGTATAGAGAAAAAAGTTATTGCTTTTTGACGTAAAAACTGCTTCAATTCTTGTACGCTTCGCAAAGCTGTACCGCGAGGCGAATAGCAGACATGGACATTTGAAAGAGCCCGCTTTATGCGGGTTTTTTTATACCTGAAAAACGGCACAGGACGTTAAACGTGCTGGTGGTCAGATGAGTTTGCAGATGTGATGACATATGGTTATTATTCTGCCTCCGGCCCTTTAGCTCAGTTGGTCAGAGCGAGCGACTCATAATCGCCAGGTCGCTGGTTCAAGTCCAGCAAGGGCCACCAACCACCACTAGCTCATCCGGATAGAGCATCAACCTTCTAAGTTGACGGTGCGAGGTTCGAGTCCTCGGTGGTGGGCCAGCGCCGACTTAGCTCAGCAGGCAGAGCAACTGACTTGTAATCAGTAGGTCACCAGTTCGATTCCGGTAGTCGGCACCATATGCGGGCATCGTATAATGGCTATTACCTCAGCCTTCCAAGCTGATGATGCGGGTTCGATTCCCGCTGCCCGCTCCAGCGAGATTTGAGACGAAGGTTGTTATTTGCACTGACACAATATTGTGTGGGAATGTCTGACTCCTTACCATCTCCTGTTCTGTGATGTTGTTTTGTTGCAGTTCCAGTGCTCTTTTTTCAGCACCAGAATGGTGCATTGTCGGTCAGGTTACGTAGTGAACCTCTGGCAGGGGACTGATGATTCATCATTCTGGTGTTGTAAATATCTCTTCGGACAACTTACAAAATATTCTAAGCAAACCCCGGGAACACACTCTTAACTGCCTTGGCTGGCGGTTTTTTGTACAGCGCTCGGTATGTGTGAGCTGGAAATCAGATTTTGCATGGACTGGAATCATGCTGTTATTTAGGGGCGAAGAACTGGCTTTTTCTTCCGCCTTCTCACCAGTAACGATTAGAAAAATAATGAAATGCCCCCCTCCGGGGAGGAGGACCGTAGAAAAAAGGACCCGCCAGCAAAAACATTGGGGATGAACAGCTTTCGCTACTCAGATTGCTGGCGGGTAAAGTTCCTCATGAATTAAGAATGCTACGCGATCTTTTTTAATGGAAATGAAAATTATTGTCAATTAGTCGTGCGTGTTTTTTCATACAATATTGGTAAAGGTGATTCAGGCCATCAGAGTTTTGCTGATGGCCTTTTTTCTTTCCGATAGCACAGGTCTGTCGGGGGGCGGGATATGTATCAGATGGAAAAAATATCAACAGGCATTGCCTACGGCACCTCCGCCGGCAGTGCCGGCTACTGGTTTTTGCAGTGGTTGGATCAGGTCAGTCCATCACAGTGGGCTGCGATTGGTGTGCTGGGAAGTCTGCTTCTGGGGCTTCTGACTTATCTGACAAATCTGTATTTCAAAATAAGAGAAGACAAGCGTAAGGCTGCGAGAGGTGAATAATGTCGCCATCATTACGCAAGGCTGTTGCAGCTGCTATTGGTGGTGGGGCTGTTGCTATAGCATCTGTGTTAATCACTGGCCCAGGTGGTAACGATGGTCTGGAAGGTGTCAGCTACATACCATACAAAGATATCATTGGTGTATGGACTGTATGTCACGGACACACCGGAAAAGACATCATGCTCGGTAAAACGTATACCGAAGCAGNCTCCATTTCAATGCGTTGTAGCTTTTTCCTCAGCTTACGTATTTCGATTTGTTCTGGTGTTATCGGAGAGGCTTTTGGTGTTTTGCCCTGACGCTCATCACGCAGTTGTTTGACCCATCTTGTCATTGTGGAAAGGCCAACATCCATAGCTTTGGCGGCATCTGCCACCGTGTATTTCTGGTCAACAACCAGTTGAGCGGATTCGCGTTTAAACTCTGCGCTAAAATTTCTTTTTTTCATTGGAGCACCTGTGTTGTTCTGAGGTGAGCATATCACCTCTGTTCAGGTGGCCAAATTCAGTGTGCCACTTCATTGTCGGTCAGGTTACGTAGTGAACCTCTGGCAGGGGACTGATAATGCATCATTCTGGTGTTGTAAATATCTCTTCGGACAACTTACAAAATATTCTAAGCAAACCCCGGGAACACACTCTTAACTGCCTTGGCTGGCGGTTTTTTGTACAGCGCTCGGTATGTGTGAGCTGGAAATCAGATTTTGCATGGACTGGAATCATGCTGTTATTTAGGGGCGAAGAACTGGCTTTTTCTTCCGCCTTCTCACCAGTAACGATTAGAAAAATAATGAAATGCCCCCCTCCGGGGAGGAGGACCGTAGAAAAAAGGACCCGCCAGCAAAAACATTGGGGATGAACAGCTTTCGCTACTCAGATTGCTGGCGGGTAAAGTTCCTCATGAATTAAGAATGCTACGCGATCTTTTTTAATGGAAATGAAAATTATTGTCAATTAGTCGTGCGTGTTTTTTCATACAATATTGGTAAAGGTGATTCAGGCCATCAGAGTTTTGCTGATGGCCTTTTTTCTTTCCGATAGCACAGGTCTGTCGGGGGG